GTGTCATCTGCTCTGGGGATCGTCAGCGGCGAGCCGGACGATCTCTTCTTCAGCGATATTGTCGCCTCCTATCGCAACGCGCCGCGCTTTCAGCCTCGCGACTGGCTCGCGAGGAGATTGAACGCTCACCTCGACGAACCTGCGTGCCGCTTTGTCCTACTCGTTGCTGAGCCCGGCGCCGGGAAGAGCACGTTCATCGCCAACCTTGCCTCGGTCCACCGTGATTGGCCCGTTTTCTTCATTCGTCGTGACCAACGCTCCTCGATCGGGGAGGTAAGCACGCGCTCGGTCCTGCTTCGGATTGGGCTCGAACTCGCGGCGCTCCATCCTGAGCTTTTTGAGCTCGACCAGGTTCGTGTCGAAGTGGAACAGCGCATTGGCGAGACTCGCGCCGAAGTGGTCGGCGCGGAGATCGAACGTATTCGGGCATCACCCTTCCACCAAACCGTGCTGCGGATCAGGCAGGAGATCCAGCAGTCTGGCGGGTCGGTGGCAGGCTTGCGCATCAAGGAGTGGATTGCCGATCCCCGCCTCATGGGCATCGAGGACCTCCAGGAGCTTGCCCTCTTTCGCCCCGCCCGCATACTCAACCGACTCCGGCCTGAGAAAGTCATCGTGGTGCTCATAGATGCGCTCGACGAAGTCCGGCACCACGATCAGGAGCAGAACGTCATCGAGTGGCTCGCCAACTGCCCGCCTTTACCCGAGAACGTTCGTATGGTCCTGACATCGCGGCCGTCGCGGGATCTTGCGTTATTCCAGGAAAAGCGGCGAGACTCTCTTGCGCTGCTCCCCATCCTGCCGGACGATCCCGACGTCCAGGCCGATACCGAGATCTATGCGCATGCCCTGCTCAATCCCGTCGAGATTTCCACCGCCCTGCTAAACGCCGGACGCAGTCCCGACGCTTTTGTGGTCGAACTTGTCGCCAAAGCGGATGGCAACATCGGGTACCTAGCTGCACTCGGCCGCGCTTTCGATCAGGCCCTGGCAAGTACCGAACGCCAATCCCTGCTCAAAGGCCTGCTCGGCCTTGAACGTCTCCCAGACGACCTTGCCGGTTTGTTCGCCTTCTTCCTGCATTCGATTCAGAATGGTCCTGGACGCAAGGATGTTAAGGTTTCTGACAGCACTGGACGCGCCGGTCTCGTTCAGGCATGGGCTGAGACGTATCATCCGATCCTCGCAGTCCTCGCCGTGGCAGTCGAACCACTCACGTTGGACCAGATTCACGCCCTTACGGGCACGCTAGCAGACAGAACCCAAGTCGCACAAACGCTGGAATGGCTCGACCAGTTTCTCGACCGAGTCGGCAATACGTATCGCCTCTATCACAACACTCTGGGCGAGTTCCTCACGGCACAGACCACTCTTACAAATGCCCAAACCAGCGATCTTTACGTAGATGCCAGAGCCGAGAACCGGCGTTTAGCGGATCTCCTTGCGCGTGAGGCACCAGACGTTATCTGGCAGGACTCCCCGGACCTCCGCGAACAGGGCCGCCGCGACTACGCACGCCGCCACTACATCAAGCACCTGTACCTTGGCAATGACTGGGACCGAGTGTATAGCACCATCGATGAAGGGCGATACGGACAGGGCAAGCTGCGTTTTGATCGCAGCAGTTTTCTGTATTCCCAGGACTTGGATCTTGCGATTCACGCAGTCACCCGAGAGGAACCAGTAGGCAAAGGGTTGCGGCTAGGACGCCTCTCGCGGCTCTGGCGCTACAAGCTACTCCACAATACGCTATCGAGCTACGCGGACGACTTTCCTCCCTCTTCGTACCGTGCCTTGGCGCTCGCAAAGGGCCACCGAGACGCGGCTGACCTGGCTGAGCTGATCAGCGCCGCCCCGCAGCAGGCGCTCGCGTTTAGCGAAATCTCCGCGGCGCTCGCCGCCCCCGAACAGAGCGAACAGGCAGCCACTCTTCTGCGGCGAGCCTATGAAATCGGTTTGCGCATCGAGCAAGCTGACCAACGTCGCGCGATCTTGCGGAGGCTACTCGATGTCAGCGGTCGCTTCTTCGGCGTGGCTTTCCGGCCTGGAGAACGCGTGCGGAAGGCCGCTGTCGCGCTTGCCTTCAGCTTCCAGGACGCGGTTGAACGCGCCGAAGCCTTGGCATCGGTATGCCGTCTTTTGCAACAGGCAGGCCAGACCGGTCAGGCCGCGGCGTTGCGCACGGAGGTTCGGGACTTGGCATTCACTCCGACAGACAGGGAACCGGCCGCTTTGCTCCTGGGCACTCACAGTACGCTCTGCGCCGACTTGGGCGATTTCTTTGAGGCGTACTCTGCGGCGAGGAAGATAGTGTACCTCGGCAATCGTTTAGATGCGCTGGTCCACCTGATCGGCTGCCAGCATCGGACTGGAGCTCACCGCGCTGCGGAGGGCGTGCTCGCGAGAGTTGAAGAGATTGCGGTCGCGGCTCCGCCAGGCACCTTTCGAGCACGCGCCCTTATCGCACTCGCGCAGGCTCGGCTGGCTAGTGGTCGCGCAACACAAGCTCCGCCTCTACTGGCCGAAGCACTCAACGAGCCGCGTTCGAATTCCGATGTTGAAGAAATCAAAGCGCTCCTCGCGATCGCCCGAGGCTTTCGGGAAGCGGGTGCGCCCCTGGACTTCGCCAATGCCGTTCGAATCGTGTGGGAGAGCGCATTAGCGCATATCTCACACTCCGATCAGACCTATACCATGAACGTGGTCGCACAGGAAGCGGCCCTCGGTTTGGCCAGATTGCAGCAATACGACCAGGCGCTCGACATCGCTGGTAAACTGCACGACTACGAACGGGGAAGCATTCTGCAAGCGGTGGGCGATGGCTTTGCTTCACAAGGTCAATGGGACCGCGCACTAGCCGCGGCCGAGCAGATCCGCCAAGCTCGCTCCGGCCCTGTCTGGACCTCTCGCAGTCGGGACCCCATCGAGAACTACTGGGAAGATTCTCAGCTACTTATCTCCATCTCCACGGCTCTCTCTCGTGATCAGCAGGCGGATCGGGCCCTGGAAGTCGCTGAACGCATCGCGGAAGCTAAAGCACGCCTTGACGCGCTCAGCCGGATCGCCGTCCTTCAGTTTGAGACGGGCTCTCCAGATCGTGCTCGCAGTTTGGTCGCCCGTATGGAGCATGAGGTTCGCCTCGGCTACCTGGCGGCCGGCCGTGACGATGCGCTGAGCAGTGTTGTAAAGCTCCTGATCCTCGGAGAGCAGCATCCGCGGGCGCGTGAGATTGCGCGCTCGATCCAATCGCCGAGCGAGCGCGCCCGCGCCCAGTCCACTGTGATTGAGAGCCTCATAGCGGCGGGCGACATTACTGACCCGGAGCAGGTTCTGGAGGAAACAGCGTTTGCACGCGTTCGCGGCGAGTGTCTGCTGTCGTTGGCAAAGAAAATGAAGGCTACCGCCATCGACAACAGTATCGTCATCCGGACGCTAATATCGGCACGCGAACACGTCAACCAGGAAAAGAATCTGACTCAGCGCGCAGAGTCACTTCGTTCCATTGCTGTGGCGTTTGCAGAACTCTGTACCGGGGCGGTGAATCATGCTCTCGACACGGCAATGGCCGTGGTCGATGCGCTGAACGCCGCACCTCGGTTCGGCTTCGTACCCACACCGTGGTGCGATACGGCTGTGACTTTCGCCAAGCTTGGCCACTGGAATATAGCGATGCAGATCGCGAATAGCCTGATCGCACACGATGTATTCGACGGTTCAAGCGCCTTGCTTGCCTTGGCCGGGCAAGCCCGGAAGGACTGTGATCGAAGCGGGGCCGAGGCTCTGCTCGTTCAGGCAAGGCGCCATGCACCCCACATCCATGTGAGCATGCAGTCGGACGTGCTGGCGAAAGTGGCAAAGGAGTACGCGCTTCTCGGTAAGCCTAACGAGGCAACGAAGGACGAGTTCCTTATGTCCAAGGTCGGTCAGGGCCCCATCGCGGTAGGCTTAGCCGAGTCTGGGAGAATTGAGGAGGCCGCCGCACGGATCGAGGCAGCCGGTACGAACCTTTCCGATTTTGCACGGAGCTCTCTGATAGATGCGTTCGTGAATGCAGGCGACCTCACCCGAGCGCTATCTACAGCGCAGTCGATGCATGACGGATCCACGAGAGCGGAGAAGTTGGTGTCGATCGCCTCAAGGTTTGTGCGATCAGGACAGCCGGATGAGGCGCATCGTATGATCTCAGCGGCGATGGCTCCCACCAAATTCTACAGTTCATTTTCGCGAACAAGCTTTCTCAAGGGCGTGATCACGGTCTTGACGGACGCTGGCGATTCCGCAGGTGCGGCGCGCATTGTCGAACAGGAGTGGTTGATGGCTTCAAGTCGGTCCGACCTGCTTTATCTAGTTCCAGTTGTCGCCCCGCTCATTCCGCAGCAGCCTGACATCGCGGTTGAAATCGCCTCATCTTTCGACTGGGTGGAGCACAACGTTCTGGCTGTGTAGTTCGCACGGTCGCCGCGCTGCCGATAAAGGTCCACAGGTTTGGAGCCGCTCACGCGCGCTCGATTCTGCCGAGGCGCCTCCAGAAACAGTGCTTCGATCACAGGCTCAAGCCAACGCCGGTCGGCGGTGACTCCATACGAGTCCCAGGTCTGGACCGCCGCCTTGATGCGAGCGATCTCCATATCGGTGAACTCGAATTCCTCTGCCGGGATCGACAGCGCGGGATTCCACAAAACGCGCTCCTGGCCACCGATCATCTGTCGTTTCAGTTCGACGGTCTTGTCTTCTCCGGCGTCAAACGCGATGCGATCCTGAGTGGCCCACATCGCGCGAACAGACCCCAGGTCTGCCCGAGCAGATTCAAACACTGGTGGGATAGGCGCTTGGGGCACGCGCCGACCGGGCCTCAATAGATGAACGATCGGTCGTCGGTTGTGGGCAACGGCACCGGCCAACCGAATAAGCAGGAGGTGGTCGTACGCCCAGAGTTTGATGGCCGGTAGCCCCAGGCGGCTGGCGTTGACGAATTCCCGTAGCCACGGCCAAGTGCCGTAGTAGAGGCCCATCAGGTAACGACAATGCGCCTGGTCCCAGGCGAGTTCTTTCCATGGGTATTCCGCGCACCGGGTCGCCTGGTCGAGGTTGTGGTTGATGCTCGGATACTGGTAGCCCTCGATCAGGGAACGTGTCGAAGCCCGAGCCGGCGCGCGTGATCCACTGCGTCGGCAGGTTGATGTACCGCAGCAGCTCGCGGGTATCTGGGTCGTTTACGTCCATCGGCCACAGCAGTTCGAAGAGGGCCGAGGGGCACTGCGACAGAATGTAACTCTGGATCGCGGCCACGTAGTTATACAGGCGGCTCCGAAGGAAGTTCGCATCGGCGTATCCGTTGGCCACCGGATCGTCGTTCGGCGTGTGGAAGGTCGCCAGCGCGCGGCCGAGGGCCGACTGCACAGCGGCCTTCGTGTCGGCGTCATAGAACGCCATCCCAGCCGAGTTCGCCTGGAACCACCAGAGGATTTCGCCGAACTGGAGCTTGGGCACCAGCCCCGCCGCGAGCATCAGGCCCGCCATGGCAGCGTGCGCCTGCGCCATGTAGCTCTGCGGCCCCGGACTGAACGCAATTTGGGAACTGTTCAGCGTGCCGAAGCCGGTGACGGTCTCAACTGCCGTGCCATCCGGAAACCGCTGCACCCACACCGACGACGGGGGATTATCGGGAGGATTTACCAGTTCCTGCGAAAACGAGCAGACGGCGCTCATGCCGTTCGCTTTAAGCAGGTTGAAGAAATCCGCGTTCCAGTCGCGGAACGCCCTGTTGAGCACCGGCGTCTGTGTCGGATCAATCAGCCACTTCACGCCGTACGTGCCACCCTGCAAGTCGCCAGTCACAGTAGCGTTGCCACTGCCGGTGTTCGACGCTGGCAACTCGGTGTACACGTGAAATTGCCAAACGCTGGAAAACGAGTGTGAAGTGATCGTGAGGACGCTGCCGGTGACCGTTGGCCCAGACGCCGTCGAAGATTGCATTGACAAAGTTCGCGAAGTGCCGGGCGATCGTGTTGCTGTGGTCCTGCCCGCCGAACACCGTCTTGCCGATAGCGGAGCCGCCAACGTGCAGCCAGACGACGTCCTGATCGTTCCAGTTGCCTGAGAATGTGACCATGCATTGCGGGTAGGACAGATTTGACGCCACCGCTTGCTTCCACCAGAAGACGCCGCAATAGTGGTCGATCTCGCCCAGCAGGCCGAGCTTCTGAATGTTCCACACCAGCCGCTCCGGCGACAGCTTGTACGTGTTGTCCGTGTCGAAGTCGGTCGCGGCGCCGACGGTGGTGGTGGTCACGGTTGGGCTTGGAACGACGGTCGCCACCGCGCATTCGAGGAAATCGAAATAGAAATACCAGCCCAAGCTCGACGCGTTCTTATTGCCAGAGATCGTGATCACGACCTCGTGCTGTCCGGCAGCGACGCCGGAAAAGAGCAAGCGACGCGTCTGCGAAGTGGTCGCGGTGGGATAGTAGCAGTCGAGCGTCACCGGCGCGCCGCCATCGAGCGCCGCGTTTACGATGCCGCAGTTGGTGTCGAGCCGTGTGCCAACGTAAATGTTGTGGGTAGATTGGCAATGCGTCTGGATGGTGACGCTGGTGCCGGCGGCCGCCGCCCGGATCGCGCGTCCCTGGCTCCAGAAAGCGAATGCGCCGTTCACGGGATCGTTGCCGGGAGCGGCTTCCCAATATCCAGACGTGCTCACCCAGGTGCTGTCTTCTTCGATGCGAACCGAGCCGGGACCAGCAACCTTGAGCGGCCTCTTGCCCGCGGAATCGGTCACGGTCCAGTTGGTGACGACCATCTGCCACTCGGTGGGCTGGTATGCCTGGCTGTTCGGCAAGGCGGGTGCGATGGTCCACCAGACCTTGTCCACGTTGCTCCAGCCGAGTGCCGTGAAGTCGATGTGAACGTGCCACGAGATGTTGTCCGATGAGCCGCCAGACAGGTTCCAGTTGCTCGCGGTGAAGTAAACTCGGGTGCTGCTGGTGTTGTCCGTCTGGTAGAACGCGACCATGTTGCCGTCGGCTCCCGGTGCGGCCGTAATGACCAACTGGTTCGGCAACACTACGGCGGCGGTGATCACGACCGGACCGTTTTGCACCCAATTGACGGCGTTGATCTGCTGCGCAATCGACTGAAGGATCGAACCAGCCGTCGTCTGGGTCAGCGTGTCGGGTGCTGATCCGTCCGAACTCGAAACCGCCACCGGCCCGGCGACGCCGGCCTTCAACGTGACGAAGATCTCGTTGCCATAAGTGCCGCCGGTGGTGGCCGTGCAGTTGGGATCGGAAGCGTTGATCTGCGCCGCAATGTTGGCGGCGATACCCGCGCTGTTGAGCGAATTTTCGAGGCACGAGTACGTGGCCGAGCCGATGGTGACCCAGTGGTTGTAGGCCGCGTTGCCTTGCCACCACATGGCCTGATCTGTGGTGGGGTGCGAGGCCGAGATTGCCGGGCTGACGAAGGACTGGTTCTGATACCAGAGCGTGACCTTGTCGCCAGACTGCGGATTGTTCAGGTTCAGCGTGTAGGTGGCCGACGCGCCGGTGCGGCCTGTGGTGTTGCAGGTGACCGTGATGCCCGGCGTGCCGAACCAGGGCGCGCGCTGGCCGACGCCGTTGACGGAATAGTCGAGCGTGTTCCAGTCGGTCCAGGCATTCTTAATCGATTCCCAAGACTGGATGCCCTCCCAGGTAATATCGAAGTCGAGGGTCAGCCCGGTGAGGTCGCCGCCTGGAAGATAGGAGAAGCGCGGATGACCGAACGGATCGTCCTTCTGGAAAAGGACCAGCACGGCGAAATCGGCCAGGTCGCGGAAGACGCCGGAGACGGTGAATCCGGCGTCCGAAGCACCCCAGAGCGCGGCCGCCGCCCCGTAGTCGTCGAAGCCCTGGAGGTGGAGCGTGCGGTGAGGTTGGAGCTTATAGATCGGGTCCATCTAGGTGATCATCGTGGGCGACCGCGAACCACAAACCGGTGTTCCACGAATGTTCTCCGGCCTGGATTGCATGGGAATCTGCTGTCGATCCCTGAGGCCTAACGGTCCATCCGGTATCTTACCCGCAGGTCGCTGTTGCGATAATTATCTAACTGCTCTAATCGCAAGAGGTTGCTCTTATGAAGGGTTGGACTGGCGTACTGCACCAAGGCTCCATGCTGGAACTACCGAAGAGGGAACTACTCTTATTCGATCGTCTTGCAGTCATTGGCCTTGAGGATCTTCTGCATCTTCACCGCAACTTCGTGCACGGTGACCCCAACGTCGCCGACCAATTAGAGTGGCTCGAAGCGCAGGATCTACTTGAGCGCGTCGAACCACCGCCCCCGTCATTCTACGAATGCGAGGAACATCGCCGAGACTATTTCTTGCTGGGCGCTTTGTGTAGGTTTCAAGAGGAACTTTTTGACGCGGCTGGTGGACCCTGGCTAGATGCGGGAGACGGGGCCCTATTCAGGTATCCGGAGCCCGGAGGAGGTGAAAAACTTTGGCTGAGTCAAAAGATTCAGTCGCTCAGGTTGGCCCTCGTCGCTCGCTTCACGGCTGACTATTTACGGTCAACTGGAATTGCCGACGCAGTTTCGGCGGCACCGATGCCGGACGTTTGGGATGATGTGCAGCCCGTTGCCGCCAGCGTTCTTGGAGATCGAAAGCTCGCGGACGCGAAACATTCTGACGTGGCGGAGGTGGTGCTTAGGGCAATGCCTTTACCAGGGGAAACAGCGTCGATCGAGGCAATCCTCGATTTCAAGTCGGACTCCGATTGCAGACAATCGCTCATTGGGCTGCGCTTGTGGATGCGTGATGTGGCACGCCTGGATCTCCCAACACGCGAAATTGAGGAAAAACTTCAGTGGCTGTTGGGCTTGTATGAGAGACACCTGCAGCGCCACAGACTTCAATACGATCGCGGAATTATCGAGTCGGTGTGTACCACGACCCTGGAGTTTGCCGAGAACCTTGTCAAGATCAACTGGAGTAACGCCGCAAAATCCCTCTTTGCCGTGCGCCGCCGCAAGCTCGCCCTTCTTGAGAGCGAGGCGGCCGCGCCGGGTAGAGAAATAGCCTACGTCGCAAGAGCGAGCGAACGATTTCGACAGGATTCAGCTTAATGAGAGTTCATTCAAGGTGAAAGTCTCGCCTCCATCCAGCAAGGTCATTCAGCAACTCCCGCTGCAGCCCACTTTCCACAATCTTTCGCTGCCGCACGTTGAGGCATGACAAGGAAGTCAGGCCATGTAGCTTGCTGTTGGTTATAAGGACGTCTCCCGGCCAAGCGTTCCGTTCAGGGGGCCGGCACGCAGGAACCTTGGGATGTGGTGTTCCCTGGAGCCCCAACATAACGTAGATATACTGAGAAACCGCGAGATCACCGTAGATAGTCTGCGGACTCTCGTTTTTCTCGACTCCTACGCACGCCAGAAGGAAATGGCTCTCTGCCCGATAAAGCCAAGCTGTGTCCCGTCCAGTGTCGAGGAGTTCGTTGGCATAATTCCTGGCGTCTTTAAGGTCTTCCGCGCCGCCTTCATCAAGCAGAATCCCAGAGCCGATCACCTTCGCTGTGTCAAAACTGTACCCGAGGCCGTCACAAGTTTCTAGTGCACGAACTACATCCGCACGCTTGCGATCAGACTGCTGTGCCCTCCTGAGTGCATAGTACGGCTCAAGTCGTTCTGCGCGTTCGGACCTAGGCTTCGGACGCTGGGCCACCGCACGATCGTAGTATTGGCGGGAGCGCTTCCATTGGTGCCTGTTGGCTGCGTCATTGGAACGCACCAATAGAAGCTCGGGGTACCCTGGCTCTTCGGGAGACTCAGCGGTGAAGGGCAACACGTATCGAAATCCTGCCCCGGAGGCAATCTGGCGTTCCAGGGTCTGCCAGTACTCATCCATCCGAGCATCGCTCCTAAGATGCTTCTTGATTCGTTCCTTGACGATCGCAGAGTGGCCGTATAAGCCACGATCGTGAAACTGCTTTGCCAAGTGGTCATGTCGTTCAAGGTTAAACGGGCCGCGGTCCAACTGACTCAAGAAGGTAGCGCTCGCGTCGGAGATGCTCTGTAAGTCCAAGCCCTTCGGGTGGTGCTGATGGCACGGCCAGGCGTGAACCGGTATCGTCCATCGGCGGGGAAAAGAGACTCCGTGCTGTTCCAGTTCATCCAGGTAATCCATAGGAAGCTGATGATGGTTCTGAAGCGCCTGGCGCTGGTTTTGACGGCCGACGGGCCTGTGGATGTAGTCCAGGCAATTTGCGCACCACAGCCCACGGTCTTTGGCGTGATGGTCCGCTAATGTCAAGGGCCACAGCTTCTCCGGTGGGTGTGACACGGCTATTCCCCACGCGAGAGATTAGCAGATTCGATTTGGGACCGTGGCCGGGCTTCGTCGCGGATCGAATTACGCATAAATGAACACCGAAAGATCCGCGCCCGGAAACGTGCTGCCTACCGCGGTAATGCCGATGGAGACCGCTGTGTTCGCAGGGATTTGTGACAGGGCGGCAACCTGTGAAGGCGTGGCGACCACGGCTGTTTGGCCAGCCGGAATCGTGAGCGTGAGCCAGGCTGCGCCTCCGACGTAGATCGTGAACCTGATCCCCGAGCCGGTGGGAGCCGACTGCACGTAAGCCTTCACATCGCCGACTGTCACGGGACGGTTCAAATACAAAGGCTGAGCCGCGTTAGACTCGATCCCCAGCGTGCCCTGCATCTGGAAAACCAGGCCGGCGACCTTCGAAAGTCCCTCAGCGCCGAAAACCCAGTCCTCGCGGATCGGCGCATCGCCGTCGGGCGATTCGTTGCCGTTCACGTCCACGGTGAACCCCACGATCACGAGCGTCTCGTCCACGAAATTGTTCGTGGGCATGTTGATCGTCGTCACCGCCAGCGGGTTGCCGTTGTCCAGCGACGTCGTGTCGCAGGAGTAGGGCCAAGTCGGTTCCTTGATGATCCACACGTCGCCGGGATTGATGACCATGGGGAGGTCCCACGTGAGAGTGGTCGCTGTATTCGCGACGATCTTCACCGGCGTCGTCCCGCGTGAGACTCCCTGAATCACCCGGATCAGGTTGCCGACCTCTGCGCCGGGCGTCATGCCGTTGGGATAGACGTTGTTCTGGCAGCCGGAATCGGTAACGGAGGTCGGATTCGTGGTGTTTGAGGCATCGGCAGTAAACCGCAGAACGAGCAGTCGCCTTCCTGGACGATGCCGTTCGGGTCTGGAGTCACGCCGAGGGTGCCGGTGGTCTGGTCCCACGAGGTGACCTTCGCACTGAAATACGGCGTGTCGCCCTCCGGCCTGCCGATGATGGAGATGATGCGGCCCACGGGCGTCCAGGATGGATTCGTGGAGGCCGGCGCGTCCTGAAGATAGCCGGTGACGAGCGTGCCGGCGGATACGCTATCGATCGAGCCGCCGATTACGCCGCCATGGATCTCGTGTTTGGCCTTGATCCGGACCTTGCTGACATACGGAGACGGCAACGCCCATGTCGAGCGCAACACTGGCCCGCCGAACGCGATCGATCCGGGCGTGTACGTGTTGCTCGGACCGGCGGTCAGCGTTCCAGTCGCCTGCGCGCAAATCAAGTCGTCCTGCGTGGCCACGAACGACACGTAGGAAACGAGGCCCGCGACTGCCGGCCAGGTGATGTCTTCCAAGGTGAACGTGTCCGTTCCAGATGCCGAGGTCCCTATGATGGTGATATTAGACGGAGCCGAAGGAAGCCCGTTCGAGTCGGTTGCGCAGATGGCCACGCGCAATGTTACGTTGGCCGGTAACGACCCACCCGTCGTGGACTGCGAGATCGATCTGATCCCCGGCGCACCTCCCCCGTGGCGCTGAACTCGTTGACTGGCAGCTTCCCGGTAACCAGGAGGTTTGCAAGCATGCTGCCGTCGGCCAACTGCGCATAGGACTGATTGGTATCGAACGTCCACTCGCCCGGAAAGAGCGCGTCATTGGCCGCAGCTTGCACCTGGTACGGCGCCCACGCAGGACCGAGCGGCATCGGATAGAACAGCGGCGGCAGAGGCGCGGGCACCACGTCCATCGGTTTCGGCCCGACGTCCAGGTCGTACATGGAATCCGTGACCGTCTGCCCCTCGATATCTGCACGTTCAGGTTGCCATCGACCTTGAAGCCTTGTGGTGTGTAGCCATCAACCATGGGCGCCACCACGTAGCGGTAGCCGTCGGCGTTGGTAACCACGTACATCCCGGTGAATCCGCCGATGGGGCCGGCACCGAGAATGCCGAGGGAGTCGGCATAGTCGGATTCATCGCGGTACGCCACCATCAGAGCGTTGGCGACGAAAGCAAACAGCGGATTGCCGTCGCTATTGCACCAGATTTCCGGCAGAGCCAGGCCCCAGATCGTATCGGAAAGGATGGAAGTGGCGGTTACAGTGTTGCGGCCGAAGCCGAGGAAGCCGGTGGAGTTGTCCTTGATGACGACGCCTTGCGGATCGGCCTGATGCCCGCCGAAGTATGGAGCCATGCCGTGCACCTGGCATCCGTTCTTCGATTCGAGGTAGTAATCGCAACTCGTGGGATCGCCACCTGCGGCGGTTACTGCTGCGGCGCTTCTGCCTCTTGACGCCCAGGCAATTCACGCCATCGTTGTAGGTCTTCCAGCACTGGCGGCTGAGTTGCCGCTCCGGGTACTGGTTCATGATCTGGAAGAAGCCGTCGGAACACGTCACGGGGAAAATCGGCGTCCCGTCGCTCGTGAAGTTCTGAATGACGCCCTTCCAGAGCTGCAACAGAATCCCCGAGTTCACATGGAAAAGGCAGAGGTCGATCTCGGCGTACTTCAGGTCCGTGTCGTTGGCAACCTGCGTCATCACGCGGTCGCCGTTGCCGAAGGTGAAGCGAACGTTGTCCGACGTGCCTTTGATGTCCTGGGAAATCAGGACGTCAGAGCCGGGCTCGCCGATGCCGATCAAGCGCGGGAGGTAGAGTTGCCCGCCGACGGTGACGCGCCGGTCTGATAGATAGATGTCCGCGACCGCGGATTCGCGCACGCGGATGTGGACGAGCGGAATGATCTGCTGGACTTCAGAGAGCAGGGCGGTGGACAGCGCGCTCGAGGGGAACCGCAGGCAGGTGGAAGTGATCGCGTAGGTGGGCGCTTGCGTCGGATCGACTACTTCGACGAGGTTCAATCCCACCTGTGCAGCGTTGCGGAGGTACTCGAATGAGATCGGCGGCTGCTCAAAGGTCACGAGCACGCCGGTGGTCGTTCCATCCGGGTTGGGGACGTTGTAGGTGAACGCCTTCCATGGCCCCTGCATCGACTCCCAGAAGGCCTTGAGCTGGCGGCCTTCCGCCCAGTTGAGATTCGGCCGCTTGAACTGAAACTTGCGCGGGCCGATGCCGATGTAATACCGCTGCTCCTGCTTGGCGTCGAGGCTGCCGAAACGATGCACGATCACCGGGCGCTCGACGGAGAAGCCGAACGGGTACTGCGTGGCGAGCGGGAATGTCTGGCCGGAGTTGATCACCGTGGGGACGGTGATGCGGCCGATGGTATCGGACATATTGAGTATCAGCCTGGGGTGATGGGGGTTGGGGGCCATACACTACCAGACATTCAGCACGCTTTCTGATGCAGAGAACGTGCCGTTTGAAAGGCAGCCTATTCTATGATGACGATGATGAAGTAACCGAATGACTTGCAGGATTTGGAGTTGGAGCGGTCTTTGAGGCACCTGCTGGACTTTCGATCGCCGTTTCAGTTGGAGGCTCTGATGTAGTTTCAGCAGGACTCTTACTGTCACCAGTAATCTCCCTAAGTCGCCGCGATATCTGTTCCGCTAGGACCTTGAAATCCTCACATTCACGATCGGTGGAAGCCTCGACCATGCCCTCTTCAATATCTCGCACCAGGGTCAGTAGGGCAATTTTGCGCTGCGAGGCTCGATTTGCCCGAGCTTCCGGCTTGAACCTGTCGTCGGTAATTGATGCACCAATGACAAGCAAACCCAATGCCCCAACGACAGAAGGCCGTTGAAGATCCTTCTGTCCCAACGAAGCGGCCAATACGCCACCAACGACATACCTACTGAAACGCAATGATGAAGCGAGCAACGAACTCCAGCGATAGTCCCATGATGCCAGTCGCAATGCACGTTTCGCCTCGCTAAACCGCCTGTCAAAGAGCATTCTTCGTCGCTTAGCCGGGTCGTTTTCCTGGGCGATTCTTGCCTCCCAGGCGTAGCGCATTACCCAAATCGTTTTAATTTCCTCAACAACTGGGGAGAGGTCGACGCCCTGCAACTTGTCGAGTATCACGGAGATCAGTGCCATTGATGCCAACGCAATCACGCCGAGCGCAACCACCCCAATCATTACCCAATCAATCCGGCGCATCGGAGCAGCTGTTTGTGGTTGCGGCGGCGGTTGAGATGGGGCCTGCTGTTTCGGCAATTCGCGGTTCTTGTAGTCCGCGAAGAAATTGAGACCAGATATAGGCTTTCCGTCATATTCCACATATGGCCCAATAAGGAGCCCAATCGGAGGCCCTTGTTGTGGTGGAGTTAGCACCACGTTTTGCTCGGACCAAAGCTCGACAACGTTTTCATCGAGGCGACCAAAAAACTGCTCACGAGATTTCGGATCGTCGGCATGCAGCGCACTGATCAGGTCAACAGGCACCCAACCCGTATCCCTAACAAAGACGCTCGCCCAACAGTAGTGATTCAGCACTGAACCTTCTCTTCGAGTCGAAGGAAGCCTAAAACCGCTCCCAAGGTACGCTGGGATCTCCGCGGCGCGGCTTAGCATCACGAATCGCACCACCTGATCACAGTCAAATCCGTCTCGATTGTCAGCCTTAGAGTCTCGTGAATTCTTAAGCGTGTACTCGAAAATTGCGCGTGCCTTCCGAAGTTCGGTATCAATGCCCTTTGTAATCGCCGGGGTAGCATTTCTTATCGAGTCATTCGGGCTTTGGGGACTCAAAAAGAGCCTTACATAATCGTAGGGTGCGTTAGAGCCGCTCGTCGCACGTGCGGCTCTAGTTGCCTGAAAAGCCAGACTCAGCGCAACCCTGTCGCTGTTGGGATGGAATTTCAAATGCAAGAGACTTGGTTCGCGTTGACTCGACGAATACACCGAATGGTAAGGATAATCGCTCTTGACCGTAGAGTTCGAGATGGCTTGGTAGCTGTCATTATGTGCAAGTGGTATCCATACCTCCACCTGTTTCGTGCTTTTTGGGATGTCGGAAAGGATCAGTCTGAGAGTTACGTCTGTGGCCCTACGAGGTTCGACATCTGCCGCAAATGAGAGAATGAGCGGGCACAGGATCCCGGCGGTACAGGCCCAAAAGATTCGAACCGCACGCGGCATTTTAACGGTCTCCCGATGGCTGGGCGCAATAGTTTGGTCAGTATACCATGATCACATACCCGCTATGGCTTTTAGGCTATGCTGAATGCCCGCCCAGTCACGCAACTTCGACCAATTCCAGCGCTGGCAGGTTGGATCTCGCGATGTCCGTGGCTTGGGCCCAATTCCCACGGAACACCACCGTCACGCGCCCTTGCGTGTTGTTCCCGCTGGGATCGTAATTGCTGCCGATCTGCTGACCGGACGTCACTTCGAACGGATTGTAGAAGGCGAAAGGCGTCAAGCCGCCATTCTGGGAAACCCAGAAGCTGTACAGCGCGGAGAGCACGGAAGCGCTCAATCGTTTGCTGAGCCGGAACGTGCGACGCGAAGTCTGCGCGAGCTGCGACCGCTGGATCGTCCCGTCGTGATACTGGTTCTGGAGTTGAGCGTACTCGCGCAGCTCCGTGAGCGCGGTACAGAGAGAGACCGGCATCACGCCGTTGGGTGCGGATTGTACGAGATTGCCAGGCATTCTGGATCACGCCACTGTCAGTCCGGGTAGCTGCATGTTGGCCGACTGCTGCGTGCGCCCGTAGCTCGAATATTGCGCCGCCATCGCCTGGTCGGTCACGAACTGGGGTGTGACGAACTGTCCGGTCATGAAGTTCGCCGCGTCGGCGCCGCTGATGTTCAGCGAGAGGTATGTGGCCCCAGAGCCGCCAGTCGTGTTGGGGTTGCCCGGCGTCGGATAAATCCCGGCGGCGATGCCGCCGAAGCGGTGGACGATCACCGGGCGCTCGACGGAGAAGCCGAACGGGTACTGCGTGGTGAGCGGGAATGTCTGGCCCGAGTTGGTCACCGTGGCGGCGATGCGGCCGATGATGTCGGACATGACTTTTTGGACCGGACCTGACGACCGCGACCCTCAACTCCGCTCGCCGATAGAGAGATATGCTTAGTGCGAGATGTTCCCGTCAGGTGACTCACAGGGCGGGACAACAGAGGAGGACCTATGATTAGCTCGCGAATCGCTTACTGCGTCACCGTCCCCTATCGTCTGTCTGTCGTCACTGTCATGGTCCTAGCAACAGCCAGTTCAGTCGTCGGGCAAGCTCAGATGTCGCTTGACCTGGAGCGGGCCAAACGCGCGGTCGAGTTCGTGCAGGGCTTCAAAGACAGCTCCTGCTGGAGGAGCCAGGCGTGTCAGAGCTGGATGCGAGAGGCCAGAGTAGCCAAAGTGTATGCAGAAGACGTCGACGGTGCCCTCGCTGAGATCTCTAAGCTGCTCAGTGAGGGCGACCAGTTCCAGAACAATATCGATAGGCTCCAGAATGATATGAAGAGACTCGGTGATGCGAAGCTTACGGCCGAGGCTGAGGTCAACTCGCTGACAGGCCGCGCCCTCGATACGGCGGTCTCTGTGCTCCGCGATCATCATCTTGGCCTCGATGCCAACAGCGCAGCGGACATCCTGAGCAATCAGGCCGGGAAGGGGAAGGTTGCATTTGCAGTCGGCGGGCACCAGATTGTTGTGACAGTCTTCGGTGTTTTCAGCTACCCTCTCGAAGTCGATCTGACCCACGGTGAGAAACCATTCGATCTCATTTTCCACCCATACATATTTCCGGCTCTGGGAAAGGCGGTCGAGGCCGACGCCGCGAGCGAAAAGCTCTCAGTTCAGCCGCGTCTTGCGATCACTGCCGATGGCGTAGACATGCACGCGTCTGACTGCACTTCCGAGGCCATCCCAACGACAAAACCGCTCGATCTTGGTGGGGGGGACGTAGGGTGGCACTGGTGCTTGAAACAGCGATTCTGGTCATGGCTGAGAGATCCTGAGGGAGAGGCTAACGCAAAAGTTGCGCTGAAAGTCTTCTCGTCCGCCGGAAGCCGGGACGTTGAGCCCGGGCTTCCGTTTAAGGTGAAAGGCCGGCCTTGGTGGTGGCTGCTGAGTTGGTTTTGGGAGAACGTACTCCTGAAACCGCAGGTATGGTCTGCGCTTATAGTTGGTGCCGTGATCGCGCGGCAGCGAGGTCCCAAGAGTGCTCTGGATTGGGCTTGGGGCGTCATCCAGCGCATGGCTAGCGGTTCGCCAGCGAAGGGCGAATAGAGCCCCACAGTTAAGCCACCTCCACGATTTCCAGCCCCTGCACGTTCGTCCGCGCGATGTCCATGGCCTGCGCCCAGTTGCCACGAAACACCACCGTCACGCGCCCCTGAGTGTTGTTGCCAGTGGGATCGTAGTTGCTGCCGATCTGCTGGCCGGCCGCGACATCGAACGGGTTATAGAACGCGAACGGCGTCAATCCGCCGTTTTGGGAGACCCAGAAGTTGTACAGCGCTAAGAGTGTCGATGCGTTGAGGCGCTTGCTGAAGCGGAACGTGCGGCGCGAGGTTTGAGCAAGCTGCGACCGCTGGATCGTGCCGTCGTGGTACTGGTTCTGGAGTTGAGCATACTCGCGCAGCTCCGTGAAAGCGGTGCACAGCGAGGCTGGCATCACACCGTTGGGTTCGCTTTGAACGAGATTGCCCGGCATCTTGAATCACGCTACCGTCAATCCAGGTAGCTGCATGTTGGCCGACTGCTGCGTCCGCCCGTAGCTCGAATACTGCGCCGCCATCGCCTGGTCCGTCACGAACTGCGGCGTGACGAATTGTCCGGTCATGAAGTTCGCCGCATCGGAGCCGCTGATGTTCAGCGACATGTACGTCGCGCCCGTGCCACCTCCCGTGTTCGGGTTCCCCGGTGTGGGATAGGTCCCGGCCGCGATCCCGCCGAGCGTCGAGATGTTCGAAGCGTACACGTGCGCCTGGCCATCCTGGTAGCTGGCTTGTTGGTAAAGCTTACCGCCCTGCTCCACAAGACTCCCGGCGTAAGGCGTGGTGGCCGACAGTGGCATCTTCTGTCCTGTGGCTTCCGAGTACAGCATCACAAGTTGACGCACGCTCGGGGATCGCACGGCCACCGCGATATCGCCGCCGAACTGGGACTGCGCGATCTGCACCACCTGTTTGATGGTGCCACTGTTCTGCGGGATGTCCACGCCGTAGATGCTCTTGATGTCGTCGTGCGCCTTCCTCTGCGGTGATTCAATGCCGAGCAACTTCTCGACCGTTCCGGCAGTGAAGCCCGCCGCCGCTCCAATCGCGGCCCCCCATGGACCGCCGATCTGCTCGCCGATCAATGCGCCACCGGCGGTATCTTCAAGAGCGCCTGTCCACGTGCCGCGCTGTGATCCGAACAGCCCACTGGTCGCGAGCATCATGCCGGCGGCTCCGGCGGCGGGAGACTTCGCTACGCCCTGGACGCCACCCCAGAAGTTGCTATCAGAGGCGTTCCAGGCGTCCTGGTTCCAGAACGTGCCTTTCAGGTTGGAGAGCGACTTCGAGAAGCCGCCCTTACTGAACATCCCGTAGAGACCGGATGTGCCGCCCTTGGAGCCGGAGCCCAGAATCGTAGCAAGCGGCGCGAGCATCTTCTTGCGCCGATCGGCCTCTTCCTTCTCGGCGTACTTTTCAAACTCCTCCCACGCATTCTTCGATAGAACGGCAGCCTGCTCGTCCGCCGACTTGCGGATCGCGGCGATCTCCGATTCCGACGCCTTCACCTTCTCGGCCTGTTTCAGAAGCTGATCGCGCTGATAGTAGATCTTGCCGATCGCATCCAGTTCGGCTTCATCGCCCTTCTTCTCGAACTCGGTTGCCTGGCGACGGAAATCCTTGAGCTGCTCCGCGCCTTTTGCGACCGCATCCAGTGCCGCCTTGCGGCGGGCTTCGGTAGCTTCGGCAGTCCGGAGTTGTTGACCCAGATCCTGCGCTTGCGCTCTCGTCAACGGCTTGTCCGGTTCCAACAGTTGCTTCTGGAGCCGCTCAACGTCCTTCTTGGCGTCGGCGTATGCCTCTCCATACCATCGTGCGTACCGAAGAACCTGGCGCGAAGCCGATCCCTTTCATCCTTGCCCTCGCGCAGGTCCGTCCGCTTGGTGACTGCCTCGGCATCCTCCAGCATCTTCTGCAACCGCTGGATCTGGCCTTGGATATCGCTCGCGCGCTTGGAGCGATCCTCCTCGTCGCGCGTGGGAGCGATCGCTAGTCGAAGCTGTCGAGCGCGGTGTTGGCCCTGCCGACCGATTCGAGTACCGGCGTTTCCTCGGCTTCGAGGATTACGCGCTCTGCTTGGTCTGCCATTTCAAGCTGCCTTGAGCATCTCGAAGGGACGCGACTGGAATGCGGCGAGCACCGCCTGTCGGTCGCGCGGCGACAAACCCCACTGCGCCTCGCGCCGGTTGTTGAACGCCGCGATCTGCGAGGCCGTCATTCGCCGGCCAGGAAGAGCTTTATCGAGAAACCCAATCGCCGCGCGGTTCTCATTTGCGGTCAGGACCTTGAGGCAGCGCAGGGTATGGCCGCGCCACGTCCAGTCGCGAATGGGATTGAGACCTCGCGCCACCTTGTAATCCGGGTAGCCGCGACGGCACGGCAGTCCGACCTTCAGAGGCGCCGCCGCTTGGTCTTAGATGTTCTGGCCGCGCTGGATACGTGCCCGGATCGAATCCGCCAGGACTGGCGCGAAGCCCTGCATCTCAGTCGCGGTGTATGGGGAATAAACGAACCGAGCGCTTTTGATGAACGTTTGAAACTTCAGCACAGTTGTCTTCGGCAGGACAGCCTGCGGAGCACGCGGTCGGAGGATCGAATGGGCGTAGGTCTTTGTCTATCCAATACTATGAGGCTTCAGCGTAGCAATCTGCCTGAGACCCAACCCTGGTCTCTTTGCTAACGCCCTAACAACGAAAGTAGCTTCATGCTCCCAGAGCATCTTTGATTTTCGTATACGACGAATGCTGTCTGAGTGCGCTCAAGTCGGGATCGTGCAGCACAAGGTCACGCGAAACGCCATGCTCCACAGCCCGCATGCAGTATTCATATGCCTGACTTATGTCGCCGAGTTTCGAATATGCGCACGCAATGTTGAAGAACGGATTCGGGTGTGCGGAGTGCGAGGTAGAGAACTGCCATTCCGATATTGCCTGTCCATAGCGACCGAGGAAGAAGTGGCAAGTGCCAATGAAGAGACCTGAAGCGGCCAGATATTCTGGCTCGTACTCGCCAGTGAAATATCGCTTGTTCTCGGCCACGGCGAAACTCGTGAAGGTGAGAGTCGTTCCAAAATTCACGGCGAGAACGCGTTTGTGTTCGTCACTATAACTGACCACGAAGTAACCAGTGTTGCCGCACCAAGTCTCAAATGAAGGACTTGTTTGAACGGCCGTTGACAACATCGTGACGGCACCCTCAATGTCGTGGAGGGCTTCGCTGTTCAGAATCTCGTTATCAAAAATCGCGACAATCCAGTATGCGTTCCTCATTGGGCTACGAACCACAGAGGTAATCGCAAAGAACGTCCGGGAATGTTTCAATCTGTTGTGCGCAGCCGCGAGGTCTTCGTAAACGTGCCGATATAGGTTTGGCGAACCCGACAGCGGTTCAGGAGTTGGCAGCGTCAAACCGACGACCACAAAGTCAGTGCCCAACTCTGAGACCGTGCTACCGACCTGAGTCCGCGAGTCGAAAAGAACAGATACTGGATTCTCCTCCTCGGGTTTCTGGAGCGGTTGGTCCGCACCAGCATCACCGGTGCCCTGGGCTGTGGGAGGAGCGGTCGATACTTGCTCCCCCGCCCTTGCAGACAGGGACTTTTGTTCCCTTGGACTAGTGTGCAACTCGACGATCCTCAGCAGGCTGTCGAAAAAACCGTGATCGCCAGGTGCTTCCTGGCGTCGCTCCTCAATTTCAGCCGCGCTCCTGCTAACGAAATGACACTTACTGGCACCCCAATGGTGATCATGCTGGAAAATGTAAATCTTGTCTGATGGGACATGATGCACGGTTCGGACGTCCCTGGGCGCGATCTCGTAAAACACGGTAAGTCCAAATACTACGGTTGTGAAGAGTGTATCGAAAACAGATGTCTCAAGGACCAAATCGATTGGTTGGGCTCTCCCCCCGCTTAGATCCGACCCCACCGCAGCTAAGTCAGCTGTGTTGTCAGCGGCCAACTGAACCCTCGGTGCCCATGGAACGATCGCTAAGCGCTGTGAATACATCGACACATGATAGATGTGCGCCTTGATATCGCAGAGCCGAATTGCGCCTTCCGACAAATTATGAACTAAAAGCGATATCTTCAGCTCAAATTCAGCCTCGGTACCGACCAATCTCGAAGGCGGGCCCTTGCGTGGGTCTCCCAACGAGATAATCGTTCTCTCTGGAATCGGGATGGGGCGCTTCTCGTTAGGAGTTGCCGTGATGTTCAACGTCTGCAACAAGACCGTTCCCTGGGCGTTCGAAAGAGAAGTGGCGACCGACGGCGCGAATGCTGACTTCCCGAGGTTGTCGATCGGTGAATCTATCGGGGGGTCGAAGATTGACAGTTCATCGGACATAGCAAATTGCGTTCGTCACGCGACACTTAAGCCGACCGGAGGAAGCTGGGGCAAAGACAGCTTTGTGGGCAAGTCTCCCAGATCGCGATGTTCTCTACACATCGTCTCGTTCCTGCGATGTCATTGGAAGATCTCGCAGGAGATTCATGCGAGGCTTTTCCAGTTTTACCGATGATTCGAGGGGCGCATCTTGCGGTAGATGTGAATTTCCCTCATTATCGATAGCTTCCACTATGGCTGAGACGATAGAAGGAATGCCAGATGTAGAGCGGATCGCAACTTTATCAGCAAGGGAGGGAGCAAGCTTGATGAGATCCCCACGTTCTATTTGATGCCAAATAGGCAGGATGACCTTTCGGTCCAGGTCTCTCTGGACCAGCCCATCCAGCTCGTATTGGGTCCAGCTCTTGGAAAAGAAGCTTCTGCTTAACACCACAACCCCGAATCTGGAACGAGCGAGACCACGATCAATCGACCGCCGCAGGCTGTCTCCCGCTTTGAGTTCAAAATCGTCGTACCAGATTCTGAGGCCCGCCGCACGAAGAGCTTGGGCGAGCGAACCAACGAACGCTTTGTCTTCATGCGCATGACAGATGAACGCGTCCCAGTCCACAGCCCGGATACTACCAGATGTGCAGGAATGACGCAACGGAAGGTACGCCACGACAGGTAAGCCAAGGCACGCGATGTGTGTGCTGCGGTGGGTGAACTCGCTCGGACCGAGAGCCCAAGTCGAAGTTATTCGGCACTTCATAATTCGCCGCTATCGGGACCTCTGTATGCTGCTGCGCCCGGTCGTAATCTGCTCCTGGCGCTCACCTTCGATGAGTTCCAACACGCGGAACTCCTGCTCCGTGATATCCGCGAGCGTGATCGTCAGCCCGATGCTCTTTGCGTTCAGAATGCGGAAGATCGTCGAACAAGAGCGTCGTTCGGCGTGTCCATTGCTTCTTCGAGCCGATCCTTCGGACAGGCAGGCCCATGGCTGACGTCGAGGGCCTTCCAGTCCGCACGACATGCGGGGCAGCGATCCAACTCCGTCTGCGCCGAATATCCGCAACTGCGGCAGCGGAAGACGCGGTCGGGACACTCTTCTTCAGGCCCACAGAGCGTCACCTGGTGCAGTACTGACCGGCTCAGGAAGCGAACGCCCGGCTCGTCCGGCCAGTCGTCGGGCGTGGCTATTCCGGGTCTTCGTCGGCCTCGATTTCGAGTTGCGCGATCGCCTCGGACACCGTCGCTGACTTGTGCACGATCGGCACCGCGCCCGCGTAACCGTCGTGCGAGATATGGAGCTTGTCGTAAACCGCACCGCTCGGCTCCAGGAACGCGCGCGTTTCTATCGAACGACGCGCTGCGACCACGCTGGTCGAAGCCCGTTCGTGGTCCCGCATTTCCTTGGCGGTTGGCATGCGTAGGACGTGAACGACGCGGGCGCCAGGAACCTTCATCTCGATCCGGTAGTTGATCCCCTCGCGTTCGACGCTGGCCACCGCGCACCGCTCGATTCGCCCGATCACCATGCCGACCTCGGCGTCGTCGAACTCCGGGCCATCTTTGTCGGAGCGAATCTTCGCGAACAGTTCCGCGTTGATCTTCGGCAGGTCCACGTCCTCGCTCTGCGACTTGCCGCGTCCAAGAAAATGGCGGACGGTGCGCTGCGCACGCGCCCAGGCACACCACTCCTCGTCCGAAGGGAACCGCATCTCGCAGCTTTTCTGGCCGCCTGAAAGTATCGGCACCACAAACGGCTTCGACGCATCGAAGCCCGCTTTCTTTTCGGTTTCCATTCACACCTCCTATTGGCAGATACCCGTTTGCGGCGTGATGATCGTCATGGTCACCAGCCCGTTAGTGGGGTCGAAGAGTTGCACGCCGGTGATCTGGAGCGTCACGATGCCATCCGTGTTGCTGAGTTCCGCGACGTTGAAACCCATCTTCTGGATGAGCATCGTGAAGGAATTGTTGGTGTCGCGAGTCACGGTGAACGTGGCGGTCCCGGTGGTCAGATTGATCAGGTTCGAGTACTCGGCCGATCCTGCCTCGACGCGCACCACGAACTGCACTGCAAAGACGCGGTCGCCCCACTCGAAACGTCCCTGGATCTGGTAGCCATCCTGCGCCCCCGAACCAGGAAAAAATCCGGGCCGGAAGCTGTTCTCCCAGGACGCTTCCATGGACACGAAGTCCTTGGCGCTGCTGCCGGAGAGGTAGTTGATGCCGTTGAAGGTCAGCGCGCTGATCATTTCGGCATTGAACTCGTGCGGTGAATAAACGGCGGGCAGCGTGATTCCGCTGGGCGAGGTGTACTGTCCGGTAGTCACGCATTCCGCCGCGATCATCGCGCTGGCGCGGCCCGGCGAGTTCTTAATCGACAGCTTCCAACCTTTGACTGCGCAGCCCACCAGCATTTCGTCCAGCACCGCTGAACCACCAGGCCGGATCTGCTGCACGAACGAGAGTAGGGCAACTCGAGGCCGGTCGGATTCGTTGCTCCCAGAGCCGGAATGATGGTGTACGTGTACGGACCGCTGCCGCTCACGTCGACGTTGCCGAGAACGAAGGACATCGTCCATCAGGATAGTTTTCTCGGCGCCTCACTGCTTGATGGATCAGCATCGCAACGCTCGCGGCTGGCGATCGCTTCGATTCAGCTGATGTCGCCACGTGTTCGCCTCCCACGCTTAACGTTGCGCAACCCGTTCACTATTGCCTTGCCTTTCCGGCGGACAAGAGCGATGAATCGTCAGGCGCAAACGAAGCGCAGAAAAGGATACGAGAACCAACATGACCAACGCTGAAGCCAACACAGCCGCCACTGTTGCGGCACAGGGCGCGCACGTCGCGCCGGAGAAGACCCACTCGAAGAAGGGCGCGAGCCAAAAGAAGGGCGCGCCCACGGGCCAGAAAGCCGCCAAGGGTGCGAAAGCCAAGGCCGGACTGAAGAGGCAAGCCAAAGCCGCCAAACCCGCTAGGGCCAAGCAGGCCTCCGCCCCACGCCCGGAAAGCAAGGGCGCGAAGATCCTGGCCCTGATCCGGCGGCCCAAAGGTGCAACCCTCGCCGAACTCACAAAATTGACTGGCTGGCAGAATCACTCGATCCGGGGCTTCCTCTCCGGTACCGTGGGCAAGAAGATGGGGCTCACCGTCGAATCCGCCAAGCGCGAGGACGGCGAGCGCGTTTACTCGATCAAAAAGTAGCATCCCGTCCGGCCCTTCTGCCCGCCCGGCTTCGGCCGCGGCGGGCATTTCGCTTTTCAGGGGCCCATGCTATGGCCAACCTCAGACCGTCAAGATGCCCCGCGTACTGTAAATGCTCATCTGCCGCGGCTTCCTCACAATCGCGCGCGCCAGCGCGTTGACCGTTGCCGCGATTCCATCGATGCGCGAGGAACTTTTCGACCGCTCCGGCTTTGTGAACATCAGGTTATCGTTGCTCTCCTTCGTCGAGAGGCAGCTCGCGTTCCAGCGCAGCACAGGATTTCCTCCGTGGCGGAGCTTGCCAGATGCGACCAGTTCGAGCAACTTCTTGGACGGCTCGGATAGTGTGGCAACACCCTGCCGGATCTCGATGCAGTCATAGCCTTGCTCAATCATCGAGATCGAGATCTGTCGTGAGTTCCACGGGTCGAAGCAGATTTCTTGCAGGTCGAACATCTCTGACGCCCACACCAGCCGTGCCGTGATGTCACGGTAGTCGATCACGTCACCAGGTGAAAGCTCGACGAATCCCTGATCGGCCCATCGCTGGTACGGCATACCGTCGCGCCGTTCCCGCTGGCGCACGGCCTGTTCCGGCATCCAGAAGAACGCCAGCACGTCGAAGCCGGTGTCATCACAGGGGAACACGAGCGCTACAGCGGAAAGGTCTGTCGTCATCGAGAGGTCTACGCCGGCCCAGCAGCGCCGGTCCTTGAAGCGTGCCATCAAGGCGTGAGGCAAGGGTCGCACCTTGTCCTCGGTTGATTTTGCGAGCATGCCGGCAGCATGCCAGTCACCAGCGGAAGCGTCCCATTTGACCATGTCGATCGCGCGACTTTCTTTCTGATCCCACATGTTGAGGTAATAGCGCTTGAAGGATGTGAGATCGCCTTCGGCTTCATGCGAGACAAATTTCTCCCTGATCTTTTCGATATCGAGGAAGCCGCCGTTTTGCTTGAGCGAAGGGTTGGCCTTGATCCAGGTCTTCGGGTCGGCGGGGTCATCTTCTTTGGCAGCACCGTAAATGCGGCCGTAGAATTTCGCATCCGAAACAATGCCCTCTTCGATCTTGCGGGCCTTTTCGTGCAGCCGCCATGCCAGTGGGGATTCGTTCTGTACGCCGGCCGTGGTGATTGCGATCGTGAGCGTCTGCCGGCGCGTGATGCCGCCGTTTGAGAGAACGTCCCAGTTGTCGAGCTGCTTTCGTGTTTTCCAACGATGGATCTCGTCCGCGATCACGACGGCGGGATTCACTCCGTCCCCGAAATCTCCATCGGCTGCGACTGCGGCGTAGAACGATTCGGGGTCCGAGCGCTTGATAATGCGATGCGTGCCGCGAAGCACGCGGAGTCTCTTGGAAAGGACTGGCGATTGGTCGACCATTTTGCATGCCGCACGGAACACGTTCAGCGCCTGGCGCGTGGCTGCGGCAGCGCCGTAGACCTGGCACCCGGGTGTATTGGTGGTCAGAAGAACGAACAAAGCCAGGCCTGCGGCCATCTCCGACTTCCCGGCTTTCTTCGGAACTTCTAAATACGCCATCTCGATAATGCGGTTTCCGGCTTCGTCTATCTGGCCGAAGATGGCACTGAGCGCTTCCTCTTGCCACGGAACCAGCAAGAACGGCTTTCCGTACCACTCGTCCGCGGTGTGCTTGAGAATGTGCTCAAAGAAATTGCACGCGGCATCGGCTTGAGCCTGGGAGTAGGGCACATCTATTCGCCGCGCACGGCCAATTGTTCGGTGGATTCGGCGTCTTCACTCGCCGACCGCCGTTCGAGCTTCACCTGCTCAAAGGTCTTCTGGGAGCCGTGGAGTATCGCTGCGCGGCCCGTGAAATTCTGCCAGCGAGTCACGATCACGTCAACGAATCGTGGTTCGATCTCGACGCAGTAACAGTTCCTGCCGAGCGTCTCGCTAGCCATCAGGGTCGTGCCCGACCCGCCGAACGGCTCGTACACTGCGCCGTCATGATTTTTAATCGGTCGCTCCATGAGCGCGATGGGTTTTTGCGTTGGATGGTCGAACTTCTCCTCCTTCGATCCGCTCGATATCTGCTTCGGGCTGGCCGCTTCCCAGATAGTCGTCTGATCCTTCGTCCCGATCCATTTGGCCGTCTGCCCTTTGCGTACTGCGTACCAACAGGGCTCATGCTTCCAGTGGTAAGCCTGCCGAGAAATCGCGGCCACGGTTTTTTCCCAGATTATTTGCTGGCGAAGTTCGAAACCGATCGACTGCAGTCCCTGGGCCACCTCGATCATGTGCGACGTTGCGTGCCAGACGTAAGCGATCGCAAGGCTGGGGACCAGCGCAAACGCCGGAGACCAGTCCGCGATCGTATCTCCCGAGATGGACGTGGTCGTGTGGCCCTCAATCCGTTCTTTCATGTAGCTGGGCTCAGCGGGTCCGCGGCCGTTCAGCCCCGCCCGATCGCGCCATTCCATGTCGAGTTCCACACCGTAGGGCGGATCGGTGATCAGTAGCGTGGGCTTACCCCCATCGAGCACGCGGGCAACGCCGGCTTGGTCCAAGCAACTTCCACATAGCAAGCGATGCGGCCCCAACAACCACAGGTCGCCCAGCACTGACACGGGATTGTCGGGAACAAGCGGGCACTCATCAGGGTCGGTCAGGCCGTCAGTCTTCTGCATCATCGCGCGGGCAAGCTCTTGTTCATCGAAGCCAGTGAGCTCGAGGCCGAAGCCCAAGCGCTGCAGGTCGATCAATTCTGGGCCGAGCAGTTCGAAGTCCCAGCCAGCCTCTTCGTGGCTGCGGTTGTCCATCAGCCGCAGCCCACGGACCTGCTCCGGCGTGAGATCGCGTGCGACGTGAACCGGGCACTCGGTCATTCCAGCCTGTCGTCCAGCCGCGCGTCGCAGGTGGCCGATGATGATGACATCTTCGGCATCGCAAACGATCGGCTGTTTCCAGCCATACTCCCGGATCGAAGCCGCCACAGTATCAACTGCCCGGGCGCTCCACTTCCGGGCGTTCTTTGGGTAATCCCGTGGCCGGTCGATCGGCCACCACTCGAGTGCGAAACTCCGTTCGGAGGGGTTCATTGGATGACCTCGGTTGGCGGTTGCACCTTCCGCTCGCGCGGCTGAGAAAGAATTTCTAAGAGATCGTCCTCGCTGTCAGCCGGCTTTTCAATCGCGAGTCGTGTGCGGGAAATAGGGCTCAAGCCAAATTCGCTACAAAACATCTTGAGCAATGTCCATGCCGCATTCATTTGGGCCACGGCCGGGTGCGGCTTCACGTTGGCCACCACCAAAGTGTTCGTCTGCGGATCCAAAATGCGCTTCGCGACCAGGCGGCCTTGTTTCTGAATGGTCTCGTAGCATTCGACTGCGGCTTCGTAAGCGACACACGCGCCTTCGAGCATCTGAGCGTCCGGCCGGCAGTCTAGGTTCATCCGCTCCAGTTCCTCGCTCCAAAACTTCCAGGCTTTGCGCGCCAGACCTTTTAGATGACGGGGACACGCCGGTAAGCCGCGAGACGCTTTCGCTTCCGCCTTCATCTTTTGTTCGAGCTTGTGGGTGCCAAGCCGGCGCGGATCACCTTCCGAAATCTGCAACGTGGTTGGCTTTGGTTTCCTTCCTCTCATCTCCAATCCTTCTCAGTAAATTCGGCAGCGCCTTTTGATGAGTGATTCCTCTAAATTGCGTTTCTAATTTCGCGGATTATCACGCGTAGCTGCGCCATGGTCACGGAAAACGGAAAGGCCCGAGGAAATGACCGGCCCCCCCCCGGCCCCTTCGCGCACGCTCCCGCCTGGTCCTAGTCTCGTGACATTGAACGCACCTGGTCCGCAGGTTCCCGAGTCGAACCGGATCATCTCTGGATATCAATACCCAGCACGTGACCAAAGTGTGCACAGTCCAAAATCCCCGGTGGAGTGACGATGTACTGAGCGTGAAACTCCACACGCCGAACGCATCCGGCAAGAGTGGCCAGCCCTATCCCGCAGCCTAACGGCTTGAACAACAATGATCAGCGGGAAAGCGGGTATAGCCTCCGTCCATTCCAGTTCCCAACGCATGTGTGGGTGCTAACGCGCGCTCTGCAGAACAATCCACGCGCCGTGCGCTAGCAATCGGACCTATCCCCGCCATCCCCGCACGGTCTTTGTTTTCAATGTCATCGGTTGCGGGGATAGCAGGCTGGTTTCCCCGCAACGGCGCGGGATTGCGACCGGAATCCAGACCGTCATAGCCTTCGCCACCGAACCAAGGAACTATGAAAGGGAGGCAAGTGCTGGCACTGAACCCAGTCTGGCTGAGTACGATTACCGTGAGGCGCAATAATGCGCCTTAGGAATAGCCGCCATGTCGTTCAAATCCGAAACTTGCCGTGTACTAATCGTGACCGAAGAGGGGCAAGTCGCACCGGAAGCAATCACTGAATGGGTTGCTCTGCACGCCATCAACGATACCGGGTGCAAACCTCACCTGAACAGTCTTGAGAGCCATTGTAGCCGTCGAGCGGCTATGGGCATTTCCAAATTGATCTCTGGCACATGCAACGACCGAAGGTAGTTGGACATTGAGAAGACCCAGAACCCGGTAAACCCGTTCACTGGTGCGGGTGTGTCGTAACGAAAGAGAGAAACGTCGTCGCCTTTCGGGTGAGTAGCCCACCAGAAGCAGATCAACGGCTCAACCTCATCCAGTTGAACAGGCGGTGAAATCGGAGCCAGCCGTCCGGTCTCGTCGTCCATGTGTGTCGGCGGGACCATCCTACTGAGCACCTTGCTCACGAAGGAGTATCGAAAGCAGGACCGTTCCGAATCCCAATGAGATAACCAGCGTTCTTGCCGGTACTGTCGAAGGGCGGACTCGTCGGCGTCTAAGCGAAGCTCCTTTCCCCCGATAGCTGTTGATGACCAATTCTTCACTTCGACTTGGTAAAGCGTTCGATGTCTGCTCGGGGCAGGCTGTGTCAGTAACCAGCGGTCGAGACGGTCACCACGGCCCGTTCCGTTCGTGGGAGTCTTCGGTAAACCGCCGTGCGTGACTACTTTGCTGATTACGCCGTACGTTTCCTGTAAGCACCGCTGAAGAAGCGAGATGCCCAAGTCTTCACCAACGATGCCAACAATGGCGGAAACGTGTCCCTTACTTGCGAGAGATAGCTCATCAAAGAATGAGAGAACTGCTGATCTGTCGATGGTCAGAGTAGTATTCATGGTTTCGGTTGAGGTAAGCTAACGTCGCCTACCCACTCTTCGTGGACCGAATTTCACTTTCGGCTTGCAGCCAGTCAGCAAGTTCATCGCCGGATTGTCGCTGCAAGTAGAGTTCATACGCCCGTTGCCGAATCTGCTGTTCCACGGGTTGTCGCCTCTGAACGTCTTCTTCTCTCGCCCATGCAAGAAGTTCTGGGATGGACCGCGTTTTGCATAGTTCGGCGAACTCGATGATGTCCTCATCCCAGTTGTCTCGGGTTATCTGGTAGCACTCCGTCGAGAATCGATCCTTCAGGTATCCGATTACGTGCTCATGGAGGATCTGCTGAACTCCGGGCAGTGCGGAGCTGAGTTCAGGATTCGATTCGCTCCCAAAGCAGACGAATCGGATGCAAATCTCTTCTTCGAGCAGGTCACGGGCACCGAATCTGTAAACTTCATCTGCGATCTCATGGATACGGGTATCGTCTCGCTCGAAACCCATCCACCGGACCGTGTACTCGACGTTCCTTCGCTCTCGGTTGCGCCAGGAGTTCTGGTTCAGATCACAACGGCGTGACTTAACTTCGCAGATGAGGAAGTCAATTCGATCCGAGCGTATCAAAGTAGTGTCGCGCTGGAAACTGAAGCGCCTTTGGTTTTCCACTGAGTGGGGAAACCGGACAGCGATGATGTCCGCATCGGTCCCGCCGGGACGGTTTCGAAAATCAGGATGAACAGTGAAGTCGGCGGTGGTGAAATAGCCGTTGAATCGGAGATACCACGTGGCGAGAAGCTCGAATCGGTTAGCTGCCACTGTCGTCACGGCCGATGCCGATACCCGGATGGACGACCGAAATCGCTCGGCCGATCCAGCCGGCTATGCATAGCCTCTGCCTCAGAATATCACGCAGACCGGCAGTCGCTAGTCCTCGTATCCAGTGCCGACACAATATCGCGAGCCGTGAATTTAGCCGCCTGATCTTTATCTTGTCCTACTCTGCGCGCTTGCCATTTCAGTTGCGTTTTTCATCGGTCAGCGATTCGATCCGAGAGGATTGTGGATCAATGTAGTCTTAGGGAAAAGTTTGGTGGAACCGCCACCAGAACTGGCTCTATAGGATCAAGAAGGGGGGAACCGCTTACCGCAGAAGCGCCTCTTGGAGCAAGCCAGGATAGCGGCTCAGCGTATCGAACGTAAGTATGGCAATAATCTTGTGGAGGACTTCGAGTGGCCTGCTAAGCAGGACGTTCTCGGCACTCGAATGGTTGATAGGTGCCGACTGGAAGGAGCGCTGGACACCTAGAATCTGAGGCAATCAAGGGTGAGGTTCACCGAGGTTCGTGATCACTTTCCAGCGGGCAACCTTCCCGTGTAGATCGTCGGCGTGACGCTCGATCCGAAATTCTGTATCGCCGTAGCGCTGTCCAACGCGCTCGCGAAAAGCGAAGCCAAGCCGCTGTTTGAAGAAGCCCTCGCGATCCATCGCTTGTGCGATGAAGTCCGGAAGCGCGGCACGCAACTCGTCGGCGTGCTGTGTTGGCACAGTTTTGCGAGTATCCGCGTCGTACGTTTTTGCGTTCATTTGTTCCCAGACTTGGGCCACGGTAAAGGGCTCGCTATAAAACACGCCATCGAGGGTCTTGAGAAAAGCCTCCCACTGAATCGACTCTGCATCGGCTTGCTGATAGAGCTGAGAGGAGTTCGCCAGAAACCCTTCAACACCGGCGTGCTGCAATATGCCGCCGATGATCGTTGTCCAGTCTTCAAAACTCCCTACGGGTATCACATCCGGCTGCGGGCGGCCGGCGACAAACCAAGCACGGGCTAGCGTCAGCAGCGCGGCGAGGAGTTCGCCCCGATGAGCGAGCACGTATTGCTTCAGCCGCTTATGCCGGAACCCAGTCCGTTCAAACGGCCTCGGGCACCTGGCGTCCATCCGCACCCAATAGCAGCGCCTCGGCATGTCGCCACCCAGTTGGATATTGTTGCCGGTGGCGATCCAGGTGCACCGGACCGGCGAGGTGATCGTCTGTGATTGGCCGAGAATACGATCGCCGTGGATCGTCGCCGTAAGCGCCTTACACAGGTCAGCGGAGTCAAGACGATACTTCAGGTTGTCAAGAATGACGATGGCTGATCCGTCACGGAGGACCGAAGTCAATTGCTTGCGCCATTCTTCCGCTTCCCGCGGGGCGGAGAATAGTGGGCCCTCGCGGCCGCTTACGATTAGCGATACGACTTCGGAAAGGAGAGTCTTCCCCGTGCCCTGAGCGGTCGCATCAAAGAGTGCCAGGGGCGTAGGACCCTTGATGGCAGGCCGGCAAACCGGCGTCAGCATCGAGGCAATCGCATTTGTGCGGCTGGCTACATCCACAAAAGGGAACTCCCGAATAATGTCCGTGACCAGTTCGATCGCCACTTCAATGTGATCCGTGGTCGGCTGCTCGGTGATCTCGGGGAGGTTCAACGCTGGGTCGGGCGCGTAGTACAGTCTGCTCGCCTCATCGTACCCCGGCAACGTAATCAGCGTTCCATCTTCGCGGAGAGCCGGAGACTCGATAGTGCCCTGCAGCGGCGGGAATGCCCATTCGATCGGCGGCATCGCCGAGATGTCCATGACCACGTCCATAGGCGGCGCGCAATTCCGGACGTTCTTCTGTCCGACCTCGTAGAAATCTGCGGACCTGGTGAGCCGGTTCCGGAGAATCCGGTCGGACACCTCGGTGATGACATGCCGTCCGGTTTCCTCCTCGGTGACACACACCAACTTGCCAGCCCGCACGAACAAAGAGGGCGGATTGTTGAAGAGCCTCAACGCGCCCAGCGCGTCGCGACTGATATCACGCAATTGCCGATCTGTGGTCTGGATATTCGGGAACCTACCGCCATCAGCGGTATGCCCCTGTGCTTCAGATTTGTTGTCGGCGGATGGCCTCGCGCGCTTGGGCATCCCCAGCACGATGGGGCTCTTGATTTTGCCGTGGTGCTTGCATCGTCTACAGTATTGCGCTTGGCCCAATTCGTTTTCGATGAATGCGCAGGTGGATGGCCCCGCCGCGCCCCGAGTCTGGCGCAGTTTCTCTTCGGTCTCTGCGGCGGTGTACTTTGGATACGCCTTGCTCATATCATGGGCGATCTGGTTGCCGTCTCGGCACCGCGCCACGATGGAAAGCATGCGATACCACTCGGGTTCCGGCAGCTTGGCGGCATCGTCTTTGCAGTGTTGCATCCAGGGGCAGCCCGCCAGTACACGAAAGAACTCCCCGCTCGGGCTTTCGGGTGCTGCGCCCTGGACGTGCGCCTTGAGCTCTGGGTCGGTCTCCAACTCGACAAGCTCCTCGAACTCCGACGGGTTGTAGCGTTGGCCCCTATTGATCACTTCATACTGGACGAGAGTCGGAGTTTCCTGCTTTCGGTTGTACGTGCCGGGAACGCGCAAGAGGCGACAGAGGTCGGCGGTGTTGTCGATACTCCAGCCACTTCGTGCGGCGATGCTGCCCAGGAGCCCCTGAAAGCCCTTTGAGAGCCGCTTCGCTGCAGATCTGTCGTTCTCCGTGACCGTTTCCATCGGCTCCCGAAACAGCCAATGAAGCTGAATACCACCGCCAGAATAGACTGCGACGGTGGGATTGAACGGTATCGCCCGAACAACACTCCAGGCATCGTCCAGGGACGGAGGCAGATTCGTTGCGGCATGATTTGGCCCTAGCACATCGATGTCAGCCCAAAGCCCAGGCAGTGCTATGACACCTGCCTGCTTTCCGCGGCCCCTATGGGGTTGTTGACCCTGCACGCCAATGGCGAAGTAGACGTTTTCCTTCTCGCGCGCGAGTATCGCATTGTTCGCCGCTTCTGTGTACCAATCCTGGTCGTTGAGTAGTACGAAGGTCGAGCGCTTGCTCGGCTTGTTGAAGAGAGCAATGAGGCCGGTCTCTTGGCCGCCAAACACGCTTCGTAGGAAGCGAGCGGCCATGCGCGCGGCAACACGCGGATCAGATGTGCTCATGGCGGCGCCTCGGGTCCTCGGTGTGAGAACGGCTTCATCGTTTCACTGCCGACTTCCTCGAACAGAAGGCTGAAATCCGGCCCGAATAAAAGCATCCCTCAATTGCCGAGTCATCTGATAAACGCGCGACCGTGATTTGCCAGTCTTTGCGCCGGCCTCGAGCATAGGCAACTCGCTCAACAGAAGCGCCAAGTTCTGCAACTGGGGAGGCAGCCCATTGAGCACGCGTTGCACGTCAATGCTCATCTGAAGCTCAGCTTCAATCTCGTGTTTGTGGCCGGCACCGAGCGGATCGGCTGGGTCGTTCGCCGTTCCCGGCTCTTGGCGCGATAAGTCTTCGGCGAGAACTTCCCGTTGCACGCGCCGATGCCTTCGTGTGACCAGCACCGTGGCGTGGTTTCTAACGACGCCTCGGACAAAACCTTGCCAATCACCGCGCGAGGGATCGAATTTCGGGGAACGGCGCAGGCAGTCGAGGACCATTTCCTGCCGCAGATCTTCCCAGTCGTCCGATCTGAAGCCGGCAGTGGTGACCAACAGGCTGGCGCGACAGGAGGCCTGCTGGAGAATGTAGGGGTCGAAGGTCAGCATAGCGGCGCCTCCGTGAGGCGACGCTCGATGACGACGCGGCGCGGGACACCGGATCGAACGTCGATGCGCTCAATCCTTCCGTTCTTGAGTTGATCCAAGCGCGCCATCAGCCGGAGTACTTCATCTCGGAGGGTGAAATCGGGCAGGTCCGCCTCCTGCCTCTCGCCTTCGTCCACATCGAGCTTTACATCGAGCAACACAATGGGTTTGGGATGAAAAACAGGATCGCCATTCTGAATGGCTATACCAAGGACATGGCCGAAGTTCACCGATTGAAATAGCCGGACCAAGGCCTGCCGAGGAGCCGAAAGTTGGGTAAATCGCCCAAGTGCGGCCATGTGTCAGTTCCTCACTCCAGCCCGGTCTGCCAGGAGCGGTGCGGCTACGGGAGCAGCCCGCTCGGCGATCCATCGCCGCAATTCGCCACGCCGATAGAAAATGCGATTCGAGACCCGAATGAATGGCGGCCCGCCACCGTGTACCCGCTTTCGCCGGAACCAAGCCAGCGACATCGGCAGCTCCTGCTCACGGGCCTCGACTTCCGTCAGTAGATCGTGATCACTTTCGTTAGATTGGCTTGTCTGGCAGTGCACTCGTTCGTCTCCACTGGGATCACTTGCTAATCCGACACTAATGTGGAGAACGAGGAGAAAAGTGGAGAAAGTGTGGAGATTATGCGCCTGAAGTCAGAGGGGACTTATTGTCCCAATGTGCACGGGTACATTCCAATTTGCCCAGCACAGCGTCTAATCGGTCGTCGTTATACCGATGCGTGTCCCCTCTGACCATCCCATAGAGCTGAGTCCTAGAACATTGAAGGCGCCGAGAGACAGCGTCCATTCCATCAAGCTTCTCTTTCCGTTTGAAAGCCTTTAGGATCGCGAGACGGTTCGCCCTGAGATCCCTGGGCTGCGGGCCTCTTCCGCTGGCGCGGCCTACTTCCGCGACCACCGGAGCGGCTTGGTGTTCCAAATGAGACGTCGGACTATTCGGATGGCGCGAGCCACCCTCGCCGGACGGCATCAAAGCAGCTGCCGTCAGCCCTGGAGTTTCGGGTACCGCCGGAGTCTCAGGATCAACCAAGTTCCTGGCTGTTGGTATGGAGTGGGGCTTATTCGGTCCCTGTGTTTTTGGCGGAACTTGCTGAACGTTCAACTCGTCACGGCGCGTGGCCAATTCCGTAGCGCATCGGGCCGATAGAGCCCTGTAGCGGGCGATGTCGGCTTCCAAAGCGGGCCTTTGCTCCGGAGTCGCAACCTCCAACAACCCTTCAAGGTATCCCACCTGGGACTCCGCTTGGTGTTTGCCGCTTTGGATAACCGACAGATTGACGGGCTGAGACTGGGTCCGCTCGATGTCCCGCGCTACCAACAGTGCGAATTTACGCCTATCTAAGGCGATCATCTCTGACTCTGATAATGTCCGCATTGTGTTGTCGTACCCTCTGTGCTCTCGATTTGATGTTGATGCTCCCGCTACGGATGTTAACCCAGAGCGACTTGTTCCAATTGTACAGTGAAGCAGAACTTCAGACCGGTGGTTTGATCGCGGTCGGCGCTGGAAAACTTGGCAGAAAGCGCAATTTACAACAGATGATGGATTTGTTTAAGCTCGTGCCACCGGCGCTGCTGCTCTTCCCACGACAAGTCACTCACGAGCCGTCGCACAGCAACCTCGCTGATGGGAAATCGTGCGCCCCCTGTCGGTGGGAATTCCAGGATCTCTCGCTGGATTTCGGGTGCCAGCCAGACCAGTTCCATAATCTGGCTCATCCGCTCCCTGGTGACACAGCCAAGCCGGGCCAAGTCCGCGTAATCTCGGGCCTCACCCCGCTGGATCATGTCCTGGAACTGAATAGCCAGCGCCAGGACCTGCGTGACCCGGGGCAGATGCCCATTTCGGGAAGCTGGCGCATCCGGCGGTCCCGTTCTCCCTGGCGGCCGTCCTGTAGCGTGCAAGCGGAACTGAATCTCAACGGTGCTGTTTGGCATACTCATGCTTCTCCGTCAGGGCTGGCGCACAACCGCAAAGTTCTTTGATTCCCCGTGAACGAAAACCAAGGGTCACCGTCCCGGTCTTTCCGTCATAACGGACGTGCTCAACCAGCGACCGGATGAATCGTTCCTGCTCCCAGGTAGACAACTGCTCCCAAAGCGGATCAAAGCCATGGAGCGCTACTTCGACATCCTGGGCATCGACGCCTTCTGCTTCGATCGCGGCCAGTTGCTGGCGAAGGTCGGCCCACCTGCTACTTAGGCGGGACACTCGATCCTGGAGTTCGGCTAGACGGCTGGTGGCGATATCGCCTGTCGAACCGCGGGAGCCGGCCGCCGCGATGGTCTCCTTCATCTCCTGCGCGATGTTCTGCAGTTCCTTGTCAATGTCCGTCTTTTCAATGTCGATTTCTGCCGACTCTTTGTGCCGGTTCTCGGCAAGCTGTCTCAGGACCTCGCGCAGCATGGTGGGGTTGTTCCCAATGCCTCGGAGTTGCTCCACGACCGCGTTCTCAAGCGCGGGAGCCGACACGGACCGCGTCTCGCACTGGCTCCAGCCACGCTGGTGTGCTTTCACGCACACGTAGTAGCGATAGAGCCGATCCTTCTTGTTGACGTAGGTGTGAATCATGCCGACGTCGCAGCTAGCACAACGCACAAGTCCTTTGAGCAGCGCGGCGTACTTGTTGCCAATGTTGCGGCCGCCGCGACGTCCATTCCGGTTGAGGGCACTCTGGACCTTATTCCAGGTTTCGTCATCAACAATGCGGTCGTGTTCGCCCTCGTAAACCTGGCCGCCGTAGTCGACCTTGCCCACGTAGATCATGTTCGTGAGCAAGTTGTAGAGGCCATTTTTTGCGATCGGCTTCCCACCCGCCTCTCGACCTTCGCGCGTTGTCCAGGCTTTCATGCACCATCCGCGGCGGTCGAGTTCCTCCACCACCGGAATCAGTGATCCGAGCTCAAGGTAAAGCGCGAAGATCTCCCGTACTCGCTGCGCCTCCTCCTGATTCACAACCAGGGAGCCACCTTTCGGAGCGACGTCATAGCCGATCACAGGATTGCCACCAACCCACTTACCTCTGCGCCGCGCGGCGCCCATCTTGTCGCGGGTCCTTTCAGAGATCATCTCCCGCTCAAACTGGGCGAACGAGAGCAGGATGTTCAGGGTCAGGCGGCCCATGGAACTGGTCGTATTGAACTGCTGCGTAACCGACACGAATGTCGCGCCATGCTTGTCGAGGATCTCCATGATCCGCGCGAAATCGAGAAGCGATCTCGATAGTCGGTCGACTTTGTAAACCACAACGCAGTTCACGGTGCCGGATTGCACATCGGCGAGGAGTCGCTTCAGTGCCGGGCGCTCCATGTTGGCTCCGGTATAGCCGCCGTCGTCGTACTTCTGCGCCAACGCCAGCCACCCTTCCTGACGCTGGCTGTTGATGAACGACTCCGCAGCCTCGCGCTGGGCGTCGAGAGTGTTGAAAGTCTGGTCGAGGCCTTCATCCGTCGATTTGCGCGTGTAGATCCCGCACCGAACACCCGCCGGCGTCCGAAAGCCGTTTCCTTTGTCCTTCGGCTTCTTGTCACCGCGCACGACGCGCCTCCTTCTCCAACCCAAAGAACGCGAAGCCATTCCAGCGTGTGCCGGTTATTTCGCCGGCGATCGCACTGAGCGAGGCAAATCGCCGGCTATCGTATTCGAATCCCTCATTGAGGACCTTCACCACGACGGTTTTTGCCTTGTACTTCTTTACGATCAAGCTCCCTGGCATTGGAAGGCGCGCGTCCCGCGTCTGTATGACCGTCGTTGTCACGGTCTGCTCCAGCGGGACCTGGGCCAATCGCCGGGCTGCGTTCTCTGAGATGCGCAATCGCAATTCTGTTCCGCGGGCTATGGCGATAGCGTATTGCCGAACCGACTCCGGAAGTCCGCCATCTTTCAGCGCCTGCAAGTGCCAGGCGATCTTTCGTCGGAGGTGCTGACAGTTCGCAATCGGATGCTCCGCGCCGAACAATTCCTTGTGCACGGCCTGTAACTGGGGCGCGCTCATCCTTGGCAAATCCGCAATCTCCGGCAATCTACTCCGTTTCCTCAT